CAATTTATAAGGCTGGGAAAAAAGATGGCACTAAAGAGTATGAAATATTATTTCTTAATGGTAAAGAAGTTATATAAATTAATATTTGATGAGGTAAAAAGTAATGATTAAAGAATATGTAAAAAAAAGAATTGTTGTTAAAGCTGTTTTGTTTGATGGAAGTAAAAAATCCTTTCAAGAATGTATTGAGTTTATAGGAAAAGATTGTGGTGATATCAATGACACATCAAACATCCCGATTAAGACGCTTGAAGGTGTAATGAATACTAGTATTGGGGATTATATAATAAAAGGTGTTACAGGTGAATTTTACCCGTGTAAACCAGATGTTTTTAAGTTGACTTATGATGAACAATAAAATCTCATTAAAAAAAGCATTAGAAAAGTCTAAAAAACTTTCAATGAGTGAATTTAATGCTATAACCAGAAAAGTTGGTTTAGATAAGCAAGGAACTAAAATAAATATAAGTGGTGTGTTGTTATTGTTAAAAAAGATTTTCAAATATATTAAACGCTAAACATCCTTTAAAACTTCACATAAATTACTACGAAACATCGACATTCAGGTCGGTGATATAAACTAAAAACTAAAAAACAGCTTGACAAATGAAGAAAAATTAGTTATGTTATGATAACGGGTTGTCTTTTACTTTTAGGAGGTAGTATGTTAAGTTATTATGGAATGAAAAATAAAAGAAATGAAAAGAAAGTAATCAAGGGTGAATTAAAAGTGTTGAATGAACGGCTTTTAATTCAAAATGCAAAAAGAATTAAAAAAATGTTGAAAAACAAGGCATCATATATATATTATGATGCTAATGAAGTAATAAATGATTTCAAAAAGGCTTTAATAGACAATTACGGCAAAGATTTTTTAAAAAATTCTTCATATGCTCATATTGTAAAAGAATATTTGGAAATTGTACCCAACTCAATTGTGGATGTTGGGAATGCATTAAAAAAAATGTATGAAGATGATGTTTATACATTGTCTCATTTTTGGGGAAAAGATGATAAATACCACTTTCTTTTAGAATTAGTTTAAACACCACATAATTGTTCTAATGCATCATATATTTCATATTCAATTTCAGTATCTTTTTTAAAGCTTTCTCCAATCACCCTTTTATGTTTATAATAAATGTCATTGATTATTTTATTGCTTGATTTTTTATACTTTAAAATACATACTTCTGACACACCTTTTTTAATAACTAGTTCTACTTGTTTTTTCTTGAAGTCATTGCGCTTTTTATTTGTTTCCTGGTAATCCTTGGTTATAAAATTATGTATTACTGGGAAAGAACCAAAAACTACAATTACGGTGAAAATTGAACCCAATAAATCTTCCATATACATCTCCATTTATTCATTAACAAAACCTTCACATAGTCCATTTAAAGACTTGTTTATTTTATTATTTATTTTATTATCTTCTTTGGGTGAATAACCTATATTAGTACGATTATGGGTGTATATTTTCTTAATAATATTATTTGCTGTTTTACTATATGTTTTTAAACAAGACCCAGACACACCCATTGTAATATTTTTTTGTATACTTTTCTTTAAAAATAAATCATACCCACCATCATCATTTTTATTTAAGGATTTTGCTAAATCAGAGGTGAATGTGTATGTAACTGATATTAGAAGTAAAAAAAATATTGAGATTATAGTAACCCAGATTTCTCTATAATATTTAATATATATATCCTTGTATCCAGATAAAATAATATTAATAAACGAAACGGGTTTAAACTTCCTTTTATATTCAATTATCTCCATTTCGTAACCTTTTTCTTTGATTCCTAAAAACAGGTTTTCTAACTTATCCTCTTCATTATATTTAATTAATAATGCAACTTCATTCTTATCCATAACACCACCATTTTATAATAATTTATTCATTAACAAAACCTTCACATAGTTCATTTAAAGATTTGTTTATTTCAAGTTCTATTTCTTTATCCTTTTTTGGTGAAGAACCTATATCAGAATATCTATCCTTGTATATATTACGAATTAATTCATTTGCTGGTTTTTTATACTTTATTAAGCAATCTTTAGATACACCAATTGTAATATTTTTTTCTATAGTTGTCTTCAAATATTGTTTATATTCATCATCACTTTTTCGCTGTGATTCACTCAAGTATTTGAAAAGAGATTGACCTAATAAACCCACCACCACAATAAAAACAACTACAAATATAACACCACCAATTTCAATATTATATTTATTATATGTTTTTTTTATTTTATTCCAGATATTTTTAATGAAAGAAAAGAAATTAAACCTATTTTTATATTCGATTATTTCCATTTCATAACCTTTTTCTTTTATTGTGCCAAATAAATCTTCTAATTTATCATTTTTACCATATTTTATTGATAAAATGACTTCATTCTTTTTCATAATAATACCTTCCTGTGAAAAATATAATTATAGTATTTTGTATTTAATTAGTAAAGAAATTTAAATAATTACATCAAATTGAAAATATAATTCCGAAGTGGCTGATAAATCTAAAATAGTTGTATACTGTAAAGCAAGTGGGATTATCTCATAATCAGATGTTAGATTATCACAATTTAATTCATCAAGTGTGTAATCATCATATTTGTAAGGCGAACCAGTTTTATTTTTAATTAAAAATATTAATATTTGATTAATTTTATCATGGATTGTATTGTTTTTATAGTATGTTAAATCAACAGCTTTTTGTAAATGTAAGTGATAAAAAACATCGTCTTTACTTATATCTACACTTCCAATTATGTCATCAAAAGTATCGAAGTTGGAAACACTAGAAAGATATAAATAATCTCTACCATTTATAGTTATATGTGGTGTTTCCAGTAATTCTTTATCTTTAACTATTTTTATTTTATCCAGTTTATTAAACCCACCACCCACGAAATCACTAAAATCAGGTTCAGTATCAGTATTTACAGCAGGGTTATAACCAAAAGCAATAAACGGCTTTGTTTCGTATGTTAAAGCTGGGTTATTATTAATATTAGATGCAAGAAACCATCTAAAATGTTTGTTATATCTCATTTATATCCTCAAATAAAAAATTTAAATCAAGCGCTTTAAAATCATCATCTTTTTTTCTTTTAGATGTTATGTATAATTTAGTGTTATTTATATCACAAGTAATTGTTTTGTTTGTTTCTATTTTTAAAAGACTAAAATTATTCCTTAGGTTGTTATTTGCGCTTTGGATTTCTTTTAAAAAAGTAGCAACTTTTTGAAATCTACTAACACTATCTAATATTAAACCAAATTTTTTTCCGTTATTAACTTCTTTTATCATAGCCATAAAAATCTGTAATAAAATTATTGTTGATTTCCCATCTTGTTTTTCCCAGTTCACAATTTTACCTTTATTTGCTTTTTTTTGTTTTTTATTCAATCTTAATCTTATCAATTTATTTTTATTATCATTAGCTAGTAACCATAAATTTGTAAAATCGTCTGTTGTAAGATTTAAATCATTCAGTGAATTGATGCCAGTTGTTTTAACATCGTCTTTATTTTTTCTATCTTTCCAAAAAGTAAATATTAAGGTTATTAAATCAATTATTTTTGTTATTAATTTTATCATTTTCTACCACCACTTAATTTTTTTCCACAACTAACACAATACAAAACACCATCATCACCCATTACAGTTCTACTACTACCACACTTACATGTTGCCATAACAACCCCCTTAAAAAACATTGCATAAAAATATTTATTAAATATTACAACTACATTATAATACAAACAATATATTTAATGGAGTTTTAATAGTGCAAAAGTTTAATACGATAATAACCAGTGTAACCAATTTTTTAAATACTATGGATTTTAATTTCAATCCAGTCTGTTTGGATGTTAAAAAAAAGGCGCTGGTAGCAAGAATTAGTGAAGGTGGTGGTATTATATACAATCTACCAAAAAACGTTACTATCAACAAGGAAACAACTAAAAACATATTCTTTAATCCACAGGTTTTACTAAAAATTAAAAACCATCTAAGTGATTATCAAACAGAGGTGAAATTGTTTGATTCAATCGAAATTTCTAATAAAAAATATAACTTTGTTGTGGAGAATTTACATGATAATGGCTTTGTTTATCCGCAAAACATAAGCAAATATGAATTAAAGGGTGAAATATCATTAAACAGTTTATTGGAAAAGTTAGAAAATGTTGCTGAAATGACATCTAAAGATGTTACAAAAAAAAGATTACAAAATGTGTGTATTGGTAATAAGGGTATAATAGGAACTAATAGTTTTATATTAGCACATAATAATGTCAATATTTTTAAACAAACTGATGTTGAATACCAATTCTTATTACACAATACATTTGTAATAAATCTAATAAAAGTATTAACACCATACCGAAATAATAATTTAAAAGTACAAATTAGTTATGATAAAAGTAATAATATGTTTTGTGTTAAAAACAAGTATTTTGAAATCTGGGAATTAACACAAGGGAATGATTTTATTAACTGGGAATCTATAACAAGAGAGAATGGTAATCTTTTGTTTTTTAATAGAAAACGTTTGTTGAAAAATGTTACAGATATCAATGCTTTAAGTAATAAAGATACATTTTTAATTATATTAGATTCACTTGATGGTAAAAACATGTATTTAAGAACAAACGATTTTGATAACAGTAAATTAAAGTCTAAAATTAAAATAGGATTATCCAAATATAAAATAAATCAAATAGGATTGTCTGGTCATTTTTTAGAGTTAATATTAAAAAAATTGAAAAGTAATGAAGTGGTATTTGATTTTATTCAGAATGATGAAGTAATTAGAGTGTATCCTAAATTAAATAGTAGTATTAAAACTAATTATTATATAATGCCAATGGATTTAGATTAGGGGATATGATGGAATATAAAATAATGTTTGGGAAACCATATAAAGAAAGTGATGATAATAAATATATAGAAGATGCAAATGTTAATTTAATTAGTTTATTTACAATAATTAATAATAAGATAACACAAAATGTTTGTGATAAAAAAAATTGCCTTGTGGCTGATAAAAAGTGTCTCAAATGTGATGATTTATTATTGTTTAATAAGAGAAAAACCCAAATAATTTGTGGTGCAAAATATGAATAGAAAATTGGTTAGTGGGCGTTTTGTTGCACATTCAGAAAAGTACCCTTATTTGGGTGGTTATAATTATTTAACTAAACGTGGATTGTATGGTTTTACAATGTCTTTTGATGTTAACTCGGAATATCCATCCGCTATTATGACAGCTAATATTGGAAAGGAAAATAAAATAATGTTGGCTGATTTACCAATTGACTTTAGGGAACATTTATTTAAACAGGTTGAGATATTCAATGTGTTTGAAACTGGCAAAGGTAGACACGTTCCTATAAAGAAAATGACAAAGTCTATGTATAGCAGAAAGGGTTCTACTTTTTATCATCATTTTTTTGATGGAACTGGTAAATTAAAAAAAGAAAAAATTGAAGAAGGTAAAAGAATTGCAGTTAAAAGAGGTGGGGAATACTTATTAATTAAAACAGATGAATATAGAAAAGATGATTTATTAAGTTTTGAATTTCCAAAATCATATTTTAACATTTTATATAGAAAATCGAGTGACCCACTTTATAGAGATATTTTAGCCGCAACAATAGATTTGATGGTAACAAGAACAATAGATTTTGGTGGTTTTTTAGAAAAGTATAATTTATCAGTAACACCAAATCTTATGTTTTTTAAACTAAACAAGAAAAGTGTTATGTGTGTGGCTATGAATTATTTATATGATAAACGTTTAGTTGCAAAAGCACATAGAAGTAATGCTATTGATGGATTAAATAAAGCTAAAGAAAACAATGACGAAAAGAACATTAAATATTGGGGTGAACAAGAAAGGGTTTACAGAACGAAAGATTTAGCATTTAAACGGAATTTAAACAAGGGTTATGGTGCTTTTGCGAATGCTTATTACAAATATTATGATTTGGATGTTGCAAATGCAATAACATCTTTAAGCCAATATTATATTAAATCTATTGCTAAATCCGTAACAGATAATTTTAAAATTATGTTTCCAGATTACAAAGATTATGAACCATCTATATATATAGACACAGATTCGGTTTACGTAAATATTGACCCACTTATACAGGCACTATATAAAAACAAAGTCTATGCAACCAACAAGGAACTAATTAATGATATTTTAGTATTTAATGAAAAGGTTGCACAACCAATAATTGATACAACATTTAAAAATAGTAGTGACTATATTAATAAATTTGAATATAAAATGAAAATGAAAATTGAAAAGATTAATGAAGCGGCTTTGCACGTTGAAAAGAAAAAATACGTAATGAAAACTTTGTATGACGAAGGTAAGTTTTTTACACCATACAAATTAAAAACAACGGGGTTATCTACAAAAAATGTTTCGTACCCGGTTGTTATAACAAAGTGGTTAGAACATAGTGTTGATATAATATTTAGAAATAAAATTGATGAATTAAGGGGATTTGTTGAAAAAATAAGAAAAGAATTTAAAACTATGGATATAACACAAATTGCACAAAACACAAAGGTAAATAAATATCACAAATATATAAAAGAATATAGTACACATAATGCATTAAAAAATGCTTATAAGATAAATACTTATAGAAAATTATTTAAAGATAATAAGATAATAAAAAAAGCTGATTATGTAATACAACCAAAAGCAACTCCAATACTTAGGGGCGCAGCTTATTGTAATTATTTAATTAGAAAACACAATATCCCAACATCTTTTATTGAAAATGGTGATTATGCTTATTTCGTGTATTTAAAGGCAAATAAACAATTTACGGGTAAAGGTGATACAATCACTTTTAGAAATTTAGAAATGATGAAATATTTTGTAACTGATATAGATTATGATTTACAATTTGATGCTTTTTATCTATCTAGTTTAAATATTTTATTAGGGGCGGCCGGATGGCAATTGAAAAAAACAAACAATTTTAGGGAGTACTTTTAATGGATTTTCACAGCTTTAAAGATTTAAAAAATGACACAGCACTAAAGAATAAATTTTATAACATAATTTGGAATAAAGTTTATGAAGATTATGTAGAAGGTGATAATATAGCTAAATTATTAGTAAATGCGTTGAGTATGTATAACGTAGAAGATGATAATGAATTAGATGATTTCAATAAAAATATGCCAGGCTTTTTTAAAGATAGAATTCAGAAACTATATAAAGATGGTGGTTATTTCTTTAATGAATTCAAGAAAAATAAAAAAAGCAATGGTATTAACGATTTTCTATAAATAGATTATATATTTAGGGGTTATTTGTGGGTGAATATATTAGAGAATTTAATGAATTATTTAAAACATTTCAAAAAAAACATAATTTAGAAGATTATAATACAGAAAACGATATTACTGTTTTTGCAAATGAGGGTTTATCAATTGATTTTGAAACGGGGAGTTTTAAAATAACAGAAGACGCAACACAGGCAATTTATTTTAACGATACACCATTAAACCAAACGATAATTTATGGCATTAGAATATGGATTGCGTAAATGATTGAATTTACAGGTGAACTACCAAAGAATTTTGACATTGACAATAATTATTTAATCGTATTTGATTTTAAAGGTGGTGAAAATTTAGAACATTATGCCTTAAGTGTTGATTTAGTTGGGATGGGTCTGAATTTCACTAAAAAAAAGAACCATAGAAACGGTTATGAACACATAATTGTTGATACAATATTGAATTTTGAAAATATTACTATTCCGTTTATTTTAGATAATAAGTGGAATATTATGAAATTTTTATATAAATATTTTGCTGAAAATCTAATAGATATGTCTTCATTAAAACATAGAATTAGTGAAGACGCTAATCGTTTTAATTTAGTTGTTTTTAAAATGGATAATGTTTCTAAAAAACCTCTTATTAAAATAACTTATCACAATACTATATTTGCGAGTTATAGTCGTATTAATAGAACATCACTTATACAAGACGTTGTGTATAAAACAGTAGATGTCGAATTTATATATGAATATTTCACAATGGATTTTTTATAGGAGTTTAAAAAATATGAGTTTATATCCAAAATCGGATTTACTGGTCATTCCAAGTACCAATAAAATTAAAGAGTTTTACGAAAAATACAACAAATTAGTTGAGAATAATTTCAACACGGAAACAGATATGTTTAAAAAACACCAAGTTTCTGTATTAGATGCACCTGAATTTCAAAGTGAACATTTAGTGTATATCAATACACCTGAAGGTATAAGCATACCATCCACATTAAACGATGGATATATGACATTTAATTTAGGGGTGGATTATACTTATATTCATGAAGTAAAAAAATATTATATGATTGGGGGTGATTATAGTATTATTTTTTATTTAGTTCTATATGAATACAATAACGAAACACATCTTTTTGTTAAATATGATGGATTAAATGGTGATACACTAGATTTTTATAATGGAGAACATAGTGAGGTAATAACAACAAACCAAATATTACAGGAAAAAACCTCACAAAACTCTCACATTTATTGTTATTATGATTCTGGAAGTCAATCACTGGGTTTTTATGTTACTGCTACTAATTATATAACTGGTGCACCAGGAACTAAATATCATTGGACTGCTAAGTTTTTATTTAACTTTATTACACCAAGTATTACAACGGTTATGTCAACCCTTGGTAACTCAACAACAGAGACTATACAAAGCTATGATGTAACATATGATATGGATAATGATTATGCTATTATAACATCTATCTATGGTGTAAATCCGTATGATACAACTGTTAGTATTGCATATGTAGCTTCGGACGCAATTCCGTACCCTCTTTCATTAAATACTGGTTCATTGACAATTAATTCAGCCACCAATTTTAGGCAAATGTACATAACAACATCAGGTTCAAACATGTGGTATATTACAGGTACTTCAGGTGTGGATAATCTAAATGTTGGTTATTTTACATTAAGTGGAACTGGAAGTAGTGTTACCGTAAATAATACAGATGTGAGTGTAATACAAGCAATTAGTTTGACTGATACGGATTATATATCACACCAAATAGATATTATCAGACAGGTTTTTGTGTTGTTTAGGGCATCACCAAATAAAAACGGTGATAATACATTTATGCAATCACTTGATTTAAATACTGGTGTATTATTATCACAATGGAATATACCAATCCAAAAAGACAATAATGATGACATTTTAAATGATGAAGTTTTTAATTTATCTGATGTTGCGTATATAACAAATGATTATATTGTTATGCGAAAAAATGATGATTATTTATGTGTAATGCCATTAAATGTTAATATGGCTTTAGGAAACATAACAGAAAGAAAACAATTTTTAATTAATTTACCTAAAAACACTGAATTCGCAAATGAAAATAATATGTTTGATGGTATGTTGGTTAAAGAAAGTGGTACTGATAGCATTATAATAAAACCATTGTTTACATCAAGTAATATAATTTTAAATAATGCATTTATATTAAAAAGTTACGCAAATGAAGGAGCTGTTAAATCATTTTATCTTTTAGAATCACATTTAAGTGGTGAACTAAAATTAGTGGAAGATGCTGGTGGTGCAACTAAAACAGAGCTAACGGGGTATTATGGGGAATATGTTATTTTAGGTTACTATGATAAAGATAGTGGTGTTTATCGTTATTTAAATGAGAGGTAAACATGAGTAAACAAAATACGATTTTTAATGCTGTTAATGCTGGTATAATAAAAATGATTGTGAGATTTATTAAAAATGGTAAATTTTTATATTTACTTTTATCTAAAGATAAAATAAATACAGCAACGGCAACAACAACATATGAAGATATTAGAAGCTCTGACCCAAATGTTTTATTGTTAAATAATATACTTTCAGATGCGGATGGCTTATTAACGCTTTGCTATGATACAGGTGATTCTAATGATTATGATAAAATACATGTTGATAAGAATGTTACACCTTTTGTAACAAGATATTTAAAATTTGTTGACGAAAATGATAGTACTGCATTAAACAATATGTTATTAAATTATAACACTGATTCTTATTATTTATACATAAGAAAGATAATTAATTGGAAAAATATTAGTGAAGAGATTTTATCTAGTTTAGAGAATTATTATGAAAGTGTTATGTTACTTTATTTATATCATAACACAGAAAATTATTTAACAAATTTACCACCAAATGGGGTGAATCTTTTACATGAATATGATGATGAAGTTGGTGTTAATTATCAATTTGATAAAGAAGGTGATTTTAAACATATATTTGAATTTGTTATTAAATTTAATATTGGTGATTACTATGGATAAGGATGTTATTAAAATAGAGGGGAATGTAAAAGCGTTTAACAATGAAGTTGTTTTTATCCGTAAAGAATATAAAGAATCAATAAAGGATTTAAAACAATTTTTAAAGAAATTGATGCAACGTGCAGATAATAATAATAATGAAGATGTTGATTTAGGGTTAATTAAGTTAATTAAAGAGATACATGATTCTTTAAGGATTACTTTAGATGGCTACAATACAAGTAACATGGTGTTATTAAATAAATTAATCGAAGTAAACAATTTATTGACAGAAGATAAAGGTCTTGATACAACTGATGAAGAAGATAAAGAAATTGAACTTTTATTAAATCAACATGGTGGTAAAAAATGATTGATGAAATACGTGAAATACTTATTAATGATATAGCAGAATGTATTGATTGTTTTTTTCTCAACCCTTTTTCATATATTGAATCAACTAAATGTGGATGGAAAGAAGAGGGTGAATATACAGTTGTCATTTTTCAAGTGGATGGGAAATTAATAGGGAAAGAAGTTATATATAAAGATGAAGACAAGGGTGCAATTGAAAGACTTGCTATGAATAATTCGGCTGTAATAAAATATATTGGTGATAAAAATATCGAAAAGATAGTTCTTATTCCTAAAAAATTGGTGAATATTATCACTAAATAAAAAGTTAATATATGGAGGTAAAAATGAGTGAACATTTAGATGAATTGAGCGAAATATTAAATGATGTGGATGAACGTCTGGGTGGAGTTAAACTATCAGAAAATGACGTTAAAGACATTAAGAATCAACTTAATGAAATGAAATCTTAACAAAAAAAGATTCCTTAAATATCAAAAAAAAACTATAATTATTCTTTTCAAGAATGGGTAATAACATGGAAATAAAACAACAATATACTTATATCAAGGAATATAGAAATAAATTATATTTAAAATATTATGATTTTATGACATTAGAATATGTTTCAAAAATAATAAAACAAATGCCTTTAAGGTTATATATAGAATCTGCAAATGAAAGTGAAAACACTTGTGTTACAATAGAAGGTGTTAATGTTGCTGAATATAAATCAAACGACATTAAAGAATATAAAAATTTATTACGAACATTGAAAAAAGATGGTGAAATAGATTTGTATGGTGTTGATACTATAGAGTGTCAATATATCAGTAAAAACTTTAGTTTGGATGTAGATTTAATGGATTTAAACATTCCACGGCCACTTTATTATGACATAGAAACCAGGTTCGATGGTAAAAGAGTGAATGTTAAAGAAGCCAAACACGCTGTAACACTAATAACAGGTTATGATTTTAATAAAAAACATAGTTTTGCTTTTGGTTACAAAGAAGATTATACTCAGACATATGATTATTATAAACATTTTGAAAACGAAAAAGATTTAATATCACATTTCTTTGAATATTTAAAAGAAAATAATGATATCATAATAGCACATAATGGTTCTAAATTTGATGACCCATATCTCTATTATCGTGCTGAAAAAATTGGTCTCGGTGGTAAGAACTTTTCACCTTTTGGTAAGGTAAGAACTTATACAGGCAGGGATAAATTTGGTGAATATGATGCTGTTGATATTTTGGGGGTTTCACAGATAGATAGTATGGATTTATTAAAAGTGTATTACCCACCACTTCCAAAATATTCTTTAGATTATGTTGCAAAAACAATTTTAGGTGATGAATATGGGAAAGTTAATTACCACGATGAAGGTAACCTTGAAAAGTTATACTTAAATGATTACAAAAAATATATTAAATATGGTTATGTTGATACAATTTTATTAAAAGATATTGTGGTGAAATTAGATATTCTACAACCAGCTATATTAAATGGGTATATAGATTCGTTAAACTTTGATACTTTTGCTGGAACTGTCAGTAATTATGAAAATTTTATTTTTAATTTGATTGAGATGGGTATTGTTTAGTTTTGAGAGAATAGTGTGTTCCTATTTTCCTATATCTGTTAATAATCTAAGGCATTGAATTACACCTCTTAATTGATTAAGCATGAATTTAGTGTTAATGTGTTCAATATCACCAGCACTAAAAAAACCAAACCCTGTTGTTTGGTTCATTACATTTTCTTTTTGAACACACATACTATCCTCCTAA